AATTTCTGAAGCCCAAGGATCTAATAAATCCTTCCCTACTTTTAACAGAAGCCCGGAAACCGAACCCTCTGATTCAATCATCTTAATCGACACTGTTCTCCGTCCATATGTTGAATTAGCCGCATTAAACGTATCTGATTCATCGTATGCCCTCGCTGTACCTAATGCTGTCCTATCATTCCATTCATAGGCGTTTGTAGACCAGTTAATCCTTTTAATAAGAGTCCTCAGTGGACACATCTTATTTGCCAATTCTATAAGCTCCGGATCTATCTTTTCTGGTATCAATGCTGATCCAGCAGTCGTATCTAATGCTTTCTTAAGATCTAACATAGTTTAATCACCTCCTTTTTTATAGGTTTATTTCTTTGTTTTCAATTGTAATTCAAGTTTCGTGCGAAGTCTTTCCCCTGCAGGTAAAGCATGAAATGCTTTTAAAATCTCTTCCTCGTCATCACTACCACTTGCCACTAATCTCGTCTTCTTAATATCAGGAATATTAGAAAGTACTTCTGTAACAATATTCGTTATGCTTTCCTTAGTAAGCAAACTCTTTTTAATTTCTTTAATTTCATTTTCAATTTCTTCATTATTGTTTTCTTCAGTATTTTCGCTTTTTTTAACATCTTCTACTTCTTTGGATAAGCTTGACACAATACTTTGAATAGCACTAATTAATTGATTCAACTTCTCAGCCAAAGCTTTCATGTCAACCTTTTTTTTCTGCTCTGCGGCTTTCTCTATGTCTTTCTCTTTATTTTCTGCATCTTCTTCTCCTGAGCCTTCCTGATCCCCCTCTTTCTTTTCCTCCTCTGTATTTTCTTCCTTATTTTCTGCTTGCTCTTCTTTATTCTCTTTCTTCTCTTCCTTTTCCTCCTCCATATTTTCCTCTTTATTCTCTTCTGTTTTTTCGTTTTCTTCCATTTTATTATCACCCCCTCTTTCATAGTTTTCAAGTGCTTTGGTTAATGATTTGGTTATTGACCAATCGGTAATTTTTGCACCTGTATTTGCTGGTAAAACAACAAGACTAAGTTCCCTAAAAGCAAACTTAAGAATTTTTGTAACCCATATTTTTAATTTTTCGTCAAATGTTTGTTCAATGCTTAAAATTGAACCACCAATACTAACACCATCCAATACACCTTCTTTTATTTTTTGCCAAACCAGAGGTGCCGTTTGTGAAATTAAACCCTTAAACCATATCTTGGCTGGCTTTTCATCTATAAATTTATGTTCGACTATTTTACCAACAAGGCTATCTGTTTTCCAGGACTCATGTTGCAATATAATTTTATTTCTTATATCCAAGCTTTCATCTGCTTCTTTTAATGCTTCCTTGGTTAAATACATTGGAGGATTTGAATCATCTTCACCTTCTACTGCAGCAAATCCTTCAATATAATGCGACTCTTCTCGTTCCTCTTTCTCATCTTTTCCTTTTGTAGCTTTTTCTACCCAAAACTTTTGTATCTGAACCGGTAATTCAAATGGATATTCTTTCACCAAAAATCACCTCCTCTATTTACCATTATATAGTATAAGGCGACAGGAATTGTTTATTTTAAACTTTTTTTCCGCCTTCATCATCTTCCAATTTTTCCCCATTTTTTCCATGAATCAAATCTTTAATTTTTTGTGGAGATATTATTGCCTGTTCGGCATTGGAATAAGGAATCATCAAAATGTTACCCCATTCGGTTGCCTCTAATCCCCTATCAAGTCTTACCTCGTTTACGGTTTTTATAAGATTCTTGAGATCATGCTCTTCGAGTTTAATTTGCTCTTGTACATCCAATGCACCAAGTGGATTGAATGCCATCTTTGCTTTTGCTTTTTTGAAAAATCTTTTTATTATTTTTCTATTGACTCTATTCCTTACAATTCGTTGATACCTATTTACGACAAGCGTCCTGAACAATGAAATTTGCTGTGAAACGCTTTCTTTGGTCCCGCCTGTAATTCCTAAAATTATAGGTTGCATTCTCCATATCGCAAATATTTTTTCTCTCAATTTGTCTGAGTATGTAGAAAACTCCATATCCTTATTTGTTATTGATATAGGATTGACTTTAATATTGCCTTTGGTTATAAGATTGGCATGGGGCTTTCCCTTGAGTTGCGATTCAAGCACATCAACGACCCTGCTGAAGTCTTTCTCATTAACGTTTCCAATATCTATATGCAAACGAGGCGTAGCATTATTCTCAAAAAAAGCTCCATTATATGTTTCTGCATATAAATCTGATGCTATTACTCTTGCTAATGTTTGAACCGGTGATTTTGAATATACTTCCTCGTTTACGGTTGGCATTCTAAAATAAACAATTTCATCCGGACTGTATTCCTGTGTTTTCGTACCGGATTTTTGAATATATTTTTCCGTCTTTCCATCTTTTCCTACTTTTATTTTCATTGTTGCCGGCGAAAGATTATAAATCTCAAAAGGAAATTCGATATCTTCCATGGGTTTCTCTGTATCATCCACTTCTTTTACAAATTTAGGATATTTATTAAGTGAAAAGGGAACAAACCAATAAGCTACATGATATAAAGCAAGATTTATAAATAATTCTTCCAAAAGATCGTCAAAAGTATCTTCCTCATTTGGTCTATCCATAAATTCAAGCAAAGCTTCTACCCAACGTTTATTAAGTTCCTGCCCGGTCTTATCGGGAACAAAACGCCAGCCAGCCGCAACGCAACCAGCCCCAATTGCCTCTACAATTGCTCTAACCCAGAGGTCTTTATCATAACATTCCGTAATTGTTCTTTTATTAAATGGAACAGAAGCTTCCTGTGAAGAAAAATCCACCGCAGCCACCCCTGGTATATAGGATTTCTCAAGTTCGGCTTTGGATAGGTTGGTATTAAAATCACCAATTTGCTTCTGAAGATTTTTAACAATAGTTTTGAAGTTTTGAGATCCTTTCGGGCGACCAGATTTTACCATATTTTAATCTCCTATCATACGAAAATCAAAAGAATTGAAATTCATGTTTTCCAATTGAGGCAATATATCGCTAATCACCGCGCATCTAAGCATATCAAGGTGATGATCTATTCCAGAATATACTACCGTATTATCCCTTCCCATCGACTTAGTAGAATTTTGTGCTTCGTCTATCAAAGCAAAATCAGAAGAAGGAATTTTCAGTCTACCTTCAATCATTGCCTGTTCAAGTTTCAGTGTTGAGAAAATTTTAATCCTTTGTTTTACTTCTTTATCGTCATCAGGCGTTTTACCCAAGACAACGCTATTCCCAAAACCTACAGGAACGAAAGTAAACGGTGTTCCTCCATAATTACTAAGGTCTAAGGCGACAGATTTTCCAGGTCCACCCTCATCCAAGGCAAGAGTACACCCGGGAAATCTATCAATTAAAAATTCAAATAATTTTTCCTGCTGACTATAAATAACTCCAGTAAGAACATATTTTCCAAACAATCGTAAGCCCTTGTCTGGAAAATTATTAAAAAGCCCTATTATTGTTGGATCTGGCGAATAACCAATATCACTTGCTATAACGATAGGTGCAAGTTTATCGAGTGGTTCTGGAATGTCTATATATTCAAAATCTATTTTCTGATCAGGTTCATAATCAAGGTTTATGATTTTATAATCTTCGTAATCCCAATTTGCCATAAGATCCAATGCTCGTGTTGCAAAAGTCAGGTCCCTTGCTACTTTCGACCATTCGGCCATAACCTGGGTTTTATACATAAAAGAAGAATGCCCACCATACATTTTCGCCAAAAAATCATCCTGTTCCTGTGTATAATCAGGTCTGTCGAATTTTGTAATTACCGATTCTTTGAAAAAACTATCTTCATTGATTGTTTTATATAAATATGATTTTCTGACATCATTGGGTACGCCGCTAACTCTTACTTTTGTCTTTGGTTTTAAACAACCCTGCAATTGTTCCATTGGTTTTGTAGTAAAAATCTGTCCTTCGTCGACCCATACGACATCTGGATGTAATCCAAAAAACGTCTTACCACCAGAAAAACCGGCAACCCTTGAATGCAGAACTGCTTTATTTTTAAATTGAACTAAAAAATCAGGAGCTCTTAATATTCTTTCGACTTGATTTCTTAAAAATGGAACACTTTCTATCTTAAGAATTATTCTATCCATAGTAGGAGAAAGATGTGCTTTATTCGGGGTGGTAAAAAGAAGTTCTTTTTCTTCCCTGGTGGTATTATCAAAACATTCTCTCGTAATGTCCGATTCGAATGTTTTTGTCTTGCCTACACCCCTGGCGGCGGAAAGATGATAAAACTGGAATGTTTTATATCGAATGGAAATTCTTTTCTGAAAATCAAAGGGGTCCAGATCGTTCCAGAATTCAAACCAGCGAATCGGATTTTTAATAAGCCAAGCAAGTTGATCGTTCATAATTTAAGATATTCCTGGGTCAATCGTTTTATGCTTATATCACAATATTCTTTAGAAATTTCAATACCTATTGCTTGTCTTCCAAATTTCTTACAGGCGACCAGGGTCGTACCGGACCCCAGAAAAGGATCAAGGATAATATCGGATTCCTCGGTTGTTTTGATTATTTTTTCAATAACTGCAATAGGTTTACAAGACGAATGATATTTAAACTCTTTTTTGAAATTTGATTGTGTTGCCGTTTTAAGCCAAACATCTTTTCTTTCATCGACTTTCAATCCATATAATTTTCCAACCAAATCCCTTTTATAATTTTTGCCATAATAGAAAATAGGTTGATAAGAAAGTGGCCATCTATAATTCTTTCTCTTATTGGAAGGCATTAAGTTGGGATAAGCCCATATTATCAAATTTATGAATTCCCATTCAAAATTATCTAAAATGGGCTTGATGTCCCACATCCCGATAAAATAATGAAACATGTAAAATGCCCCGCCATCCTTCAATAATCTATATGCTTCGGCAATCCAGTTTTGCATAAAACATAAATATTCTTTTTTACCAAGATTATCGTTGGCAAAATTTTGTCCAACGTTATATGGCGGATCTGCCAGCACAAGATCTATCGATTTATCGGACATTCGTTTCATCGCTTCCAGACAATCCTCATTGTATATCGTTATTCCGTTTTTACTATAATAAGGATTCATCGGTTATCTATGTCTCAGGAATCGGGGTGGCTGCAATTCCTTGTAATTCCGGTAAATAATTCAACACTTCTATTTCCTGCCCGCAATATGGACATTTTAGAATATACATTTCGGGATGCAATTTGCTCCATTTTTCATATTTCTCCAACGCTTCACCAACAGCCCCTTCGACTGTTTGCTTATTACTAAAATCCTTTTCCTTCTCTTGAAGCCGTTGACTTCTTAAAAGCGATAAATCCTTCTGTAACATTCTAAGTTCCTCTGTAATTTTTATAAGTGATTGATGAAGATAATATTTATCTTTTATCGAAGATGATGTCATTAATAAAAAATCAATTCTCTTGGATTCCAGTTCAAGCATTAATAATCTCGTCAAAAGTGCTAAATCCGATGTTTCATAAATTTGACTATCTTTCAAATACTCATCCCGTCTTTGTACCCAGAACGTCCTTTCCTGGTCATTTCTCAAAAATACTACGGATTTATCGGGGGCTGTTTCGATAAAAATTTCTTTTTCAGGTTTTTCTTTTCCTTTTTCTTCTTCTCTTTTCTGGAACGATTTAAATTGTTTTAATTTTGGAATAACCGATTTACAGGTTGGACACAACGTTGGTAATATCTTACCGGGAAAATGTAAAACTTTAAATTTCCTCCGACATTGTTCGCAAACCTGCATTCTGACTTCTCCTGCAGCTCTTTTCTCGAATATATCGATTATGGATTCTTCTTCCGGCATATAGCCTCCTTATTCTAATTCGTTGATATTATCCAGAGGCACCGATATTACTGCCATATCTCTGGATGTGTCAGTCTTGTTTAAAAAACCATCAAGAAAATCTTTAGGCACGAGGACCCTTCTCCCAAAACGAACGACGGAAATATCCCCGCCTTTGATATGTCTCTCGATAGTCCTTACGGAACATTTAAGTATTTCTGCAGTTTCTTTGATTGTCAAGAAATCATCATTTTTCATTTTTAAAACGGAACATTCTCTTTGTTGCCTTCTTCTGTTTCTTCTCTGGGTAGGATATTATCTGCCCGCGATGTGCTTTCTGGTCCCGATGCACCCAATACACCCGATGCATCTTTGGGAATTTTGAACAGAAATTGAATCTTATTGACGGCTATATCAAGACGGCTATGCTTTGCCCCGCCATCCGTCGTCCATGTACTTTGACGCAATTTCCCCTCTACGAAAACCAAACTACCCTTTCTAACATACTTGCTTACATTTTCTGCCTGTCTGTCAAAAACGGTAACGGGAATAAAATCCACTCCTTTTACCCATTCCGTCGTTTGAGGTTTTTTATAACTATAATTAACCGCTATACTAAACCTGGCCACAGCCTTGCCATTCTCTGTATAGCGTAGTTCGGGATCCTGTGTAACATTCCCCATAATCATTACTTTATTCAAGGTTGCCATCTCGTTTCTCCTTTTCTAATCCAAATTCAAAATTTTCCTGTCCCTGACATTAAAGGCACCACCTCGGTTACTTTGTAAATCGCATCGTTTTCATCCAGAATATACTCGAGGTCTCTTCTGTTCGTGTCCCCATCCACTATACGCAGATTCCCCCTCTTGCTTTTTCGCACGATAACATAAAAATCGTTGATAATGCTTGTTTTTTTCACTTCCCATCACCTCCTATCAGAGTAAATATTCACCTATTTTTTTAAGACGTGCCCCAGTAAGATCACAATATTCTTTTGAAATTTCAAAACCAATAAAATTTCTATTTAGTTTTTTTGCAGCGACGGCTGTTGAACCACTTCCCATGAACGGATCCATTACAATCCCATCTGGAGGACAGAAACACTGTATAGCATCATAAGGCAGTTTATCAGGGAACGTTGCAGGATGCATATGTTTTAATTTATCGCCATCTCCGCATGTAAGATATTCCCATATAGTTCCTCTACATTTCATCGGATTAATTGTGATTGGCCTTGATGCCAGTGTCTTGCCATTTGTACACCGAGTAGCACCGCCAGTCATTGTTTTGCCGCCATGCTTTGAAGGGATCTTTAACGGATCCTTATTAAAATAAAGGGGGCGTTTGCCTTTTAAAAATATTGGGATATATTCATGATCTACCCTGAATCTTTTTGTATACCAGGCCCCATCCGTTCCATATTTTCTATACAGACAACACTCAAACAGTCTAAATCCGGCATTATCGCACCAATCGATGATTGTCCTGAATGAAGTTAGCGTCTTTGCAAAATTCACAGTCTGATCCTGTATAACCATTATGGCAACCCCACCATCTTTTAATATCCTGTATATCTCTTTCCCTACATTAGACAGGTCAACTTTAAATCCATGATAAACCCTGATACCATCATAGGGCGGAGAAGTAACCACCATGTCTATCGAATTATCTGGTAGTTTTTTCATACCTTCAACACAATCCATATGCTGAACCGTATTGATCCATTTTTTGAGATGTATATCCAGGACACTTTTTTCGATATTTGTGCCAGAGTGAACAGAATCTTCGGGACACCACTTTTGTATAAAAGGGTTTTTCATTTGACCCTATATTATTTCTGCTATGTCGTTTACAAGCTTGATGAATTCCCTGATAGTCAATTCCTTCTCGATTATCTTTTCTTCAAGCAGTTTGCCCGCTATCTTGAACGCCCTCTCTATTTCACTTTTTTCATAAACCTGGTAAGGGGGATACCATTGTGAATAACAGGGACGATAGCAGTTATCCCAAAAATCTAACCCATGAATCAATTCGCCATTTACACTCAAATCACCCTTATAACAACTTACTACTTCGGTTCCATTCAATCCTTCCATTCTGGACCTCCTTATGCAGGGGCAGGAATAATCCTGCCCCTTTACGGTAATTTTTTACTTCCGACGACTTCCTTTAACGGGCTTGCTTGCTCTTTTCTTTTTCTTTTTAGTTCTTTCCACAACCATCACCTCCTTTCGCCCTTGCACTCTTATATAGACATAAGGCGACAGGGGGTGTCATAAGATGACATAAGACGACATTCACTGTTATCTAACAATCAATCGCAAAATAAAAATTTTTTTACAAATTTTTGCATATATAGATATATACTAAGTACTACATGCTAAGATCAAAAGATAGAAGCTTTAAAGTCGAGAAACAAAAGGCCTGAAATTAAAAGATAAAGTTAGAAGATAAAGAATAAAATTAGAAGATAGAAAATAAAGTTAGAGTCAGAAACTCTTAAGGACTGGCATGTATGATCAAAAAAGAATAACAAAAAAGAAAAACCGTTAAAAAGAAAAAACAAAGAAAAAAGCGATTATTTCCAACCCTAACACGCTAATAATTTTTTGGTTATTTATTTTTTGTCCTTTTTGTATTTTATCGACGCTTTGTTGACATAAGATTAACGTAAAGCTAACTTCCTTTATTTCTGTGGATAGAAAGTAACAGTTGAACCTTCCTCTTACATTCGTTCCTGGTCAAAGGAAATGCCCTTTTTTGACGATAAAATTAAAAAGACATACAAAGGTTGGTTGAGACCTGATTAACCCCTAAAAAACGATTTAAAGAAAAAATCAACCGGAAAGAGCTTAAAAATCAAGGGACTTGACTGTCAAGGTCTTGACTGTCAAGGGGGTAGAAAGTGCCATTACTAATGGAAAACAGATGGGTCCAACTTTTGAAAGTGATGAGGTCAAATAATACCCCCTATCCCATAAACGTAAATAGGCATTGGGTTTTTTTGATCCCCCGCCCGTATTTTAATAGCGTATTGTTTATTAGGGACTTGACTGTCAAGGGGATAGAATGCCTTACAAACCCTTTGCGAATTGGCTAAATCACTTTACATAATTAAACTTATGTAAAGTGATTTTTCTCTAAACGATGGCAAGACAACAAAAATAAAATGACGATTGGTAACTTGTTTAAAAAGGGGTTGACATTGCCACCCTATTCATATATAATAGAAGTAGAAAGCGAAAGCAAAAAAAAGGTGGACCACATGAATCGGGATAGATACTCATACTACGCAACA